TTCCTGCTGAAGCTCCTGTTGATTCTTCAACAGTAACAGTAACAACACCAACTGATGCTTCAACTGTGACAACTGATGTAAGTCCAGCTAATACAACTCCATCATACAATTAAGGTGAAATCATGGATTGGCAAACTATTGGCGTTATTCTTTCGTTAATAACGCCTGTATTTACGGCAATTTTGACTTGGTGGTTAAATCAAATCTCCAATACTCAAAATAGAATAAATGAAAGCCAGTCCAAATTAGCCGATGATATGAAAAATTTAGAAGTTCAGCTTCCGAGTTTGTATGTTAAAAAAGATGACATCGACAAGCGTTTTGATAGATTGGAACAAACTTTAGAACGCTTGTTCGATAAAATCGAAAAAAAAGCAGATAAATAATGAAAAATTTAATAAAAGCAATTATTTTATTTATTTCATTAAATGCTTATGCAGACCCAACAGTAATTCAATATCAAGGGCAACCAGTTAATCCAGCAACAGCCCCTTCGATGTCAGCGTTTTCTCAAGATGTATGTGCAGTTCCAGTAAGCGGAGCGGCAACAACAGGTATATTTTCTATTAGCGGTGGTACAGTTTTATTAGATCAAAATTGCGTTAAGTTAAAATGGTCTAAATTCCTTAATGATGCAGGCTTAAAAGTAGCGGCAGTAAGTTTAGCTTGTTCATCCGATCAAGCTGTATGGGAAGCAATGGAAATGTCAGGTTCACCATGCCCTATTGGTGGATCAATAGGCGATGCGGCTCGGAAGGCTTGGTATGAATTACATCCTGAATGGTTTGAGAAGTTATACGGCAAAGATTTTATATTGCCTCTTTCTGATAACTCTCAGCAATAACGTAGAAGCCAATTGTTACGCAAGTCAATGGAATGCTCAAGGAGCAGTAATATCTAGTTTATACGTTGATGGTGGAACTTCACTATATGCCTGTCAGCAATTAGCTTGCGAACTTTATCCAAATGAAGCTGGATGCTCAACTGCTGGCTATAGATGTCAAACAACACAACAAACGCAAACTTTAAGTTGCCCACAGAATTTTAGCGGTCAAATTATTCAAACAAATACTTCGACTTGTCCTGACCTTTATGGGCAACCAGTATGGACTGGATTTGTAACCACAACCAATTCTTGTACACCAAATCCTGCAACTTGCATTCCTTCTACTCAAACGCAATCTTTATCTTGTCAAACAGGTTATGTTGGAAGCATTATTGAAAACAGATCATCCACTTGTGCAACGCCTTATTCAACACCAATTTGGGGAGCTTGGGTAATATCTAATAATTCATGTGTTATGTCAGCAACAAACCCAAGCAATGTGACAAGTCCTGCTAGTCCAACAAGTGTAATAACAACAACAAAACCAATACAAACAACACAACCAGCACAAACAACGCAAACAACACAGACAATGCAAACAACACAAGCAACTGATACTACACAATCAACAACTACCACAACAACAACAACGACAACTCCAACAACAACAACTCCAACAACAACAACTCCAACAACAACGACAACACCTACTTCTTCATCACAATCATCAGAACCGCCTAAAAAAGAATTTATACAAGGATTTGGTTTAGTTTTAAGTTTAACAACAATAAATCGACCACTTTTAGAACAAAAGCAGATACAATCCAATTTATCAACGGCTTATCAACAGGAGTTACCTTATGAATTTAGAGGAAATCAAAACTTCCTTCTCGAAATTATCAATGACGGGAATAGCGATAGTTTTTTCAATCTTGGCAACAGCAGGTGGAGCGATTTATATCGGTATAACAACTTACAACCGAGTTATTGATGCAACCCAAAAGGTTGAAAATTATAAGCCGTATGATGATAGTGATTTAAAAACTTCAATTAGTGATACCAATACAAAATTGCTTGAACGCAATGCTGAATTGGAAAAAGAAAACGCATCTTTACGATCAGAAGTTTCTGATACAAAAGATAGATTAGTTAATTATGCCGAAAGTATGGTAAAAATACAGGACAAAGCCTCTGATGCTATTGCTTTAGCAAGAGAAACTAAAGCAACATCCGATGGCAATGTGAGAGAAACTAATGCGGCTTTAATGAGCATTCGTGAAGAAGTAAAGGCAGTTAAAGAAAGTTTAGAATCACAAATGCAAGCATTGAAAAAAGCAACTTCAAATCCTTTAGGTAGATAAAATGGATATTAGAAACTTTATTATGGCTGTTGCTACTACTGCTTTGGTCATTATTGTAATTGCAATGTGCGGTATGTTTATTTTTGCAATTTTAGACCCTGCTGTTGATGACAAAGAAGTGCTTGCGATAGTAAGTCCTGCTTTTCAAACAATCGTTGGTGGTTTTATTGGTTTAATCACAGGTATTCATATTGGCGGCAAAAAAGAAGAAGTCGAGTATGAAGAAGAATAAATTTATAAAGGAAAATTAAATGAAAAAATTTTTTATGGATTTGCTCACAGAAAAAGATAATCAAACTTTTTGTGCATTTAAAACAATTATTTTTGGTGGCTCATTAGTATTTATTGGCTGTGCAATTGCTCACGTTATCATTAATCATACATTTGATGCTCAAGCCTTTGGTATTGGTATTGGTGCTTTAGCTGGTGGTGGTGGCGTTGGCGTAATGACAAAGGATAAATAATGCCATTTCTATTTTCATACTGGAAACAAATAGGTATTGCTTTGGTAGTTGTTGCAATTGGTGGATATATCAGCATATTGAAACATGAAATTAAAAATCGTGATGAAACCATTGCAAGCGAAAAAATATTGAATGACAGTTTGACTGAAGCTGTGGAAAGATGGAAACAAGCATCCGAAATTCAAAATCAAAAAATTGATGAAATGAACAAAGAATATGCAGATATGCAAACCAAAGTTCAAACAACGCAAACTCAAATTAAAACTGAACAAATTGCTGGCAATCAGAAAATAGAGAATTTGAAAATTAAATTTCAAACTATTCCTGATAGTGATGACTGTTCAGCGGTTAAGGAGATTTTAGATGAGAAATAGTTTATTGCTTTCATTGCTTTTGGTTGGTTGTGCAACTCAAAAGATTGTTCCTGAACCGACAACTGTTGAAGTTCCAGTCGTTAAAAAATGTGCAATCGTTATTCCTGATGAACCAAAATGGAATTTTGATACAACCACATCAGAAGATAAAGTCACTTTGCGAGTTAAGGCATTGATGATTGATCGTCAATTAAGCCGTACTTATGAACAACAATTGCGTGATGCTGTAGGAGCTTGTCAATGAATTTAATAGCACTTGGAATCAATCCTGAATGGGAAGATTATTTAAAATCTGTATTTGAAAAATATGATATTTCAACACCTTTAAGAAAAGCCGCATTTATCGGTCAATGTGGACATGAATCTGCCAGCTTTAAAATTCTTGAAGAAAATTTAAATTATTCAGCTCAATCTCTATTAAATGTATTTCCTAGTCGCTTTGATATTCAAACTGCTGATGATTATGCTCACAATCCTGAAAAGATTGCTAATAAGATTTATGCAGGGCGTATGGGCAATACTGAAGATGGCGATGGATGGAAATTTCATGGTCGTGGTTTAATTCAAATCACAGGTCGTGAAATGTATTCAAATGTTGCCGATGCTTTAGGTTTAGATTTGCTTAATAGTCCTGAACTGCTTATTGAAAAAAATAATGCTTCAATGTCAGCAGGCTGGTTTTGGAATAAGAAAGGTCTAAACTATCTAGCTGATGCTAAGAACTGGCAAGAGATTACTCGCCGCATCAATGGTGGTACAAATGGACTACAAGATAGAATAGACCGAATTAACAAGGCTTTAACGATTTTCTAATGTATTAATCATCTACATCAGATTCATCTTTTTTTCTATTTACTGCTTTGACTAAACGATAAAAAACTCTATCACATTCCAATCCCATCCATTTAGCTAAAGTTTTAGGAAGCCAACTTCTTTCTTCAATGACTATTGAATAGTTTGTGCAAATCTCATTGCATTGTTTTATGGTTATAAATTTTTCATTAGCCAATCCATTAATCGTATTAATGAATGCTTGGTTTAAATGTTTTTGTAATTCAATTTTATTAAGTTGATAACTCATTTTTTTATCTCCGAAATATTAAAATGCCTTTGTAAATTATTGTCTAATATATATTTTTCAAAATCATAGCCGTTATAAGAAGGAATAGTAAAAAATGGAAACATCCTTATTAAAATCGCCAATTCAAAAGTTGTTATATTTTCTTGTGGATTGTATGTATATTCTTTTTTTCCTGCATTAATAACCAAATCTTTAATTGGAAACGGATTAATTGGTATAGTGCTACCCAATGCCGTTTCCATTTTAGTTGTATTTTCAAAATTCATATTTACTCCTTATTGTTTTTGCACTTTAACAAAATCTTTTGCTGGATAAATACGAACTGTTCCATCTCGCCAAGTAACCATTGCATAATTTTCTGAATAAAACCAACATCCAAAATCTGAATATTCATTTGTTTGAGTAAATGCAACATATTGATTTGGTTTGTTACTGCATGGAGTATCAGTCAAAACAATTTTTTCACCGCCGTTATTTGGAATCTCCCAAGAATCTGCATAAGCAATACTTGAAACCATTAACAATGTTAAAATTAATTTATTCATTATTTTCTGCTTATAAATCAATAAGTTAGTTAAAAAGGTATATCATCTTCAAAATCTGTATTATCATCAGGTTGTGATTGATAGCCATTAGATTTATTTTTTTCTTGAGCTGGTCTAGCTTCTTTTGAACCAAGCAAAAGTAAATGTTCAGCAATAATTTGAAATGAAAATTTTTCAATTCCATCTTTATCAGTAAACTTTTTAGAATCAATACGCCCTTCAATATAAATTGAAGTTCCTTTGGTTACATAAGATTCAACAATTTCAGATAATTTTCGATATGCCGCAATTCGATGCCAAGTTGTGCGTTCTTGTTTTTGACCACCTTTATCTTTCCATTGATCTGTAGTTGCAATAGAAAAATTAGCAACTGCCTCACCGTTTGGCATATAACGAATTTCAGGCGCACCGCCTACATTACCAATAAGAATTACTTTATTTACTGAAGCCATTATTTACCTTTCATTTCTTCTAATTTTTTATTTAATAAATTAAATCTTGTTTCAACTTCTTTTAAGAAATCTTCAACTTCACTTTCCAACATTGCAATGTAATCATTATCTCTAAAATAACGATATTCAAAATATTGCAATCCTTCAGGTGCGCGAGGATCAAAGCTAACAAAATCACAATAATCTCTATTAGTACAAGCCATTTGCCAAGCCATTTGAGTAATGTATTTTTGAGGCGGTTTTCCATTCAATAAATATTCAAAATGTGTTTTAGTATTTGGGCATTTAATTTCAAGCAGTCCATCATCTAAAATTAACCCGTCAGGACTTGCGCCAGCACGATCAATATCATTGTGAACAACATAACCAACTTGTTGCACCAAGACATCATTTTTAATTTCATAAGCTACCCTTGCAAACGGCTCTTGTTGTGTTCCCCATTCCATAGCCGCATTAGTGAATGATTCTTCTTTAACTCCAAAACGCTCAAGCACCAATTCAGTTAAGTAATTTTCACGACTAGCTGAATAACCTGATTTTGTTTTAGCAATAATGTCAGCAACTCTTGAAGCTGATACGTTGCCCATTCGTGCCGCAAACCATTCAGGAGAGCCTTGTTCGACATCTATAATTTTCATGATTTAGCCTTTTCTACTGGTTTAGCTAATAAATATTTATCACCCATTTGCTCAATAATTTCTTTAACTTTTTGTAAATGATCTGTTTGAACTGGTGTTGATAATCCATACAAACAATTTATTATTTCTAAAGGCTGACCAAAAACGGAATCAAACATTTTTATTCTCCCAATTCATATTCTGCAACATAACAAGTTTCATTAAATTTATTTAATACTTCTTTAGATTTGCTTTTAATATTCCATCCCAATTTACGCAAATCACAAATTCTTGCTGATAGTCGATAAATGCCTAGTGATTCCCATGCTTGCAATGGATTAATTTTTTTATTAATTTTCAAATAATTTAATAACCGTTCATTTTGATTCATGACAATCTCCTAAACATTAATTGCATTTTCAAATAAATGCTTCATTTCATCTTTTGCTTTAGTTACTGCATCAACATAATCAGGCATTGTTTTAATGCGTGTATAAATTTCAGTAAAGACTTTTTGAAGTTCATCTAAAGATTTAGTATCTGTAATACGTTTAACAAAGAACTCCACAGATTGAACAGAAGGGGCTGTAGCAGTTTTATTTTGTACTTTTGATGCCGCATTACCATCATCATCTTCAGGAGCGATACCGCACGTTGCCATCAATGTATAACGGCGAGCATAAGTTAATGCAGAACCAAAACCTTGAGCATCCAATTTGGTTGCTGGAACAAACAATTTTCCACCACTTAATTGCTCACCTGATTCATGAATCAATACAGTTTCAACCATTACACCATGTTCGGCTTCATGAGTAAGCTGTAATAAGCCTATGCCGTTATTATTTAGCGCATCAATAACAGCCTCAATGCAACCATCCAAACTAACGTATTTGGATTTAAAATGCGGATTTGTAGATGTTTTAAGAGCTGGCGCAAATTCTTTTTGAGCCTTAATAAATGCTGTGTAAATGTTTTTCATAATTATTTCCAATCCTTATCTTCACCAAGCCATCCAGCAAACGCTAGAACAGCAATAAATACAATTAAACCGATAATAATAATAAGAAAGTTATCCATTGTTCGCCTCTGTTTGAATGATTTGATAAATGATTTCATCATAAATGTGGCGAGGTAAAATATCCTGCACATCTTGAGTATCTGCACCAACTTCAATTGCAATGATTTCGACTACATATTCGGTAGGACTGTCACCAGTACCTAAGGGATCGGTTTCAACTTCACAAGCGTAATATGCTTCAAAATTGATTCCATTGACTTTAACTGTTTCAACACCCATTTTCGTAATCTCCTAAACAAGCCCTCTTTCGAGGGCATTAACATTAATTATCAAGCTCAATTATTTCACATTCATTGTCACCAAAAATATTAACTTGATAAACATTTCCATCTTTATCGTGAAAATTTAATTCCATTACAAAGAAATCATTATCTTTGCCTTCATCAGCTTTAAAGTATTTCTTTTTGTAAACCATTTTTTCAATGTTGTGTAAGCCTAAATTTACATTCATTTTCGTAATCTCCTAAAAAGTTTCATTAATCATTTACTACAATTGAATGTTAATCCTATTTTTTCATCAATGCAACAAATAAATTGAAAAAAAGTGAAATAATTTCATTTTGTGGTTATAATGCAACAAAACTAATTTGGAGTAAACATGAAAAAACTAGGTGGAGCGCGACCAAATTCAGGTCGTAAGAAAATTTTAATTAAGAAAAAGCAAATTCATATTTCAATGACTGAAGATGAAATTATTAAATACAAAAAGCTCGGTGGTTCAAAATGGGTATTGAAACAAATCAATGAAGCTGAATGAGCATCAAGAACAAGTAATGTTGATTAAATGGTTTAGATTGCAATATCCAAAGCTAACCATGTTTTCAATTCCAAATGCCGCAAAAAGAAGTATGCAACTTGCCGCTTACATGAAGGCAGAAGGATTAATCTCAGGAGTTCCTGACCTATTCCTTATGAAAGCAAATAAAACTCGTTATGGACTGTTTATAGAAATGAAAGCTAAAGGCGGAAAGCCAACGGAATCACAAATTGAATTTATTGAAAAAGCTAAAAGTCAGAATTATGAAGCTGTTATTGCTTATGGATATGAAGAAGCAAAAAATATAATTAATGAATACTTGCAAAACTAAATTTATTGATTTAGAGTTTTAATCATCTCGTGGTAGGGATGAATTAATATAGTAAGGCTTCACATGCTAACTGGCGGTCACTATACCGTTCTACCAACGCCCTTAAAAAAGGTGAGTTAGCAGGTGAAGCCTTTTTTTTTGGAGTAAAAATGGCTAAATATATTAGAGCGCAAGATGAAGTTAAATGTTGGATTGATGAAGATGGGGATTTAGTAATTACTCAATATGGCATGGGTAATGAAGATACTATTTTAATTAGTATAGGCAATATTCAGCATTTTATAGACATTATTCAAATGACGGTTAAAGAAGGTTATATAGGGGAAGATGATGGATTGGTTTAGACATGATTCAAATGCCAATCTTGATGAAAAATTACAAGAAGTTCTTTTAGATTATGGTCTTGAAGGTTATGGATTATATTGGTATTGCATAGAATTGATTGTTAATAAAACATCATCAGAAAACATTACTTTTGAACTTAAACATGATGCAAGAGTAATTGCTCGAAATACTGGTTCTACATTGCAAAAAGTAGAAGAAATGATGAAAAGGTTTGTTGATTTAGGATTATTTGAAAATTCTGATGGAAGAATTACTTGCTTAAAAATAGCAAAAAGACTTGTAACTTCATCCACTAGCAATTTAAAAATGCGTGAATTTATTAGACAAATCAAATCAAATCATGATAACGTCATGACGACATCAGATTTTATCATCCCAGAACAGACTACAAAAGATAACACTACAAAAGAAAAGACTACAACAAATAACAAAACAAAGTTGGTTGTGGTTCAGCAAACTGGAATTGATGACTTTGATGTATTTTGGGAAGCGTATCCAAAAAAAGTAGGGAAAACAGCGGCTCAAGTATCTTGGAAAAAGGTAAAACCAAAATTAGACGATGTTTTATATGCTTTGAGTTGGCAGACCAATAGTAACCAATGGACTAAGAATGATGGACAATTCATTCCAAATCCTTCTACTTATTTGAATCAAGGTCGTTGGCAAGATGAGCAACCTACTAAAGACTTAGTTCCATTTTAGGAGTTAATCATGGTTGATATAGAAAAAGCACAATTTAAATCAATGATGCGAGCATTGACTACGCTTTATGGAAAACAAGAGCTAGATCAAGAGCTGTTGCGTATTTGGTGGCATAAACTTAATCGCTTTGAATTTTCTATCGTAAGCAAATCTTTTGATACTTGGGTTGATACCAATAAGAAAATGCCTACGCCTGCTGACATTATTGAAATGTGCAAAGCTAGAGAGATGAAAAACATTCCAGTAATGATAGGCAGAAAAATTACTGATGAACAAAAAGCAGAAAATCATCAAAAACTTATGCAAGTTAAAAAACAACTAGGAATGATTCACTAGAAAATATGAATAAAATCGAATTTGGAGATTGTCGTGTAACAATGCGTAAATGGGCGCAAAAAGGCATAAAAGTTCAAATGTGTGTTACTAGCCCACCTTACTATGGATTGCGTGACTATGGCACAGCGACATGGGTTGGTGGGGATTCTAATTGCAGTCATAAGCGTGATAGCAAGTTTTCTGAGAAAACCATTACTGGACATAAAAACATGGGCGGTGCTGTAGGTGATGGAATTTATAAAGACGTATGCCCTCGTTGTGGAGCTATAAGACAAGATGAGCAAATTGGTTTGGAAGAAACTCCAAAGGCTTACATTGAAGCAATGTGCGAGGTATTTGATTGCGTTTGGGATATATTGGCTGATGATGGTGTACTTTGGGTAAATATTGGTGATAGTTATTCAAGCCATAAAGACTGTAAAAGTGTAGGACAAACTTTGGCTAAAGGCACAAGTCGTGAAGAAGCTCATGTAATGGATAAAGGATTAAGCAGAGTAAGAGATACAAAAATGCTTAAATCACAAGGATTAAAAAATAAAGATTTAATTGGAATCCCGTGGATGCTTGCTTTTGCATTAAGAGAACGTGGTTGGTATTTAAGACAAGACATTATTTGGAATAAACCAAATCCAATGCCTGAATCTGTTACAGATAGATGCACTAAATCTCATGAATATATATTTTTGTTAACTAAATCTGATAAATACTTTTTTGATAATGAAGCAATCAAAGAAAATTCAGTAACTTATGGCAATGATGCTAGAAGTGATAAAGGTAATATTCGGTATGAAGGAAAAAGAACCCAGCAAAATAATAGTGGGGGTCAAGATTCTTTTGTAACTATTAATGAAAAAAGAAATAAACGCTCTATATGGACAGTTCCAACTAAAGCCTATTCAGGCGCACATTTCGCAGTTTTCCCCGAAGAATTAATTGAACCTTGTATTCTTGCAGGAAGTAAAATTGGTGATATAGTTTTAGACCCATTTATGGGAAGTGGAACTACAGCGCAAGTATCTCAAACTTTAGGTAGGCAATATTTAGGATGCGAATTAAATAATGAATATGAATCTTTGCAAAAACAAAGAGTAGCTCAACAATCATTATTATTAGAATAAGGAGTTTTAAATGTCAGATCATCAATCTTTTATTTGCAAAAAATGTGGTCATATTCAAATGCCACATGAACATCAAATTCCACAATTAACTGATAGCGACATTATTCAATTGTGGGAACAAACGCCCAACGATTTAGTCAGCATCATTGAACTCATTAGAAAAGTTCGCGGCGAAAAATGAAAAAAGAATATGTGCCAATATTATTCCCAAGATGGGATAATGGCGAACCAGTAGAAATTCGCTTTCCTAAAAACAAAAATAACATGGTCACGATTCCATTAGATGAATTAATCAAAATGCAAGACGAAATCAAACGATTAAAATCCATGTTAGCTTTTAGGACTGAATGATGAGTAAAACTTGGAATCTATCAAAACAAAATTTGCAATTTTTAGTTGATTACTTAAACAAGCTAGATTTTGCAGTCGAATGGCAAGTAATCATCAAAGAAAAGAAATCAACACGCTCTATGGAGCAAAACGCACGTTTATGGGAACTTTACACATCTATTGCTGAATATACTGGTTACACCAAAGATGAAGTTCATGAGCTGATGGGATATAAATTCCTGCGAGAGCAAAAAGAAATAAACGGCGAAGTTTTTGAAACTGTCAAAAGCACTACAAAATTAAGCACTAAAGAAATGACAGATTATCAAGATCAAATTGTCATTTGGGCAAGTCAACTAGGATGGAGCTGGAATTGATACAAAAGAAAGTAACTGAGCGCAAATATTATTCAATGCTCTCTCAAATTGGATGTATTGTATGTATGAACGAAGGATTTGGATTTAGTGAAGCACAGATACACCACATACGACATGGTGCAGGTATGGGGCAAAAATCTCATTGGTCTAATGCTATCCCCTTATGTTACACGCATCATCTCGGTGGCGGTCACGGCGTAGCTTTACATTCAGGTCAAAAAACATTTGAAGAAAGATTCGGAACGGAAGAAAAATTACTTGATATGACAAAAACAATAATAAAAGGGATTTTTCATTATGAATACACAAAGGATTCTCCATCAATGTGAAGTACGCACTTTGATTAAATGGAGAATTGCTGATGGAAACTGGAATCGTGTTACAGAGTTTCTCGACAAACCAGCAGTACAAAAACGTGCAACACAGTTAAAAATTGATGTCAAAGACCAATTCATTAAAGGCAACAAAGGCAACTTTGGAGAATGGATAGAATGACAATTCAAAAAAAAGGTAGTAATATCAAATCTAAACCAACCAAGAAAGGAAGCATCATGATTGAAGATACTCAAGAACCGATTGTCGAATCCGCTCCTACGGTAGCTACTGTTGAAGCAAATACAATTGTCGCAAATGAACCTGCACCTTTGGTAGATGTTAAAAAGACATCAAAACTGCAAGCTGAAATCGAATACATAGAATCAGAACTCGAAAAGCTCGGTTCTATTAAATCACTATTTCATGTTCAAGAGATTAAAACAAAACTCAAATCTCTTATCTCTGAATTTAAAACAAAGCTATAAACATTTTGTCGGGTCAAACATATCTCCAATGTAATTACTTTATTCCGCTAAAGTAAGCCCGACACCTTCACATCATGGCAAGAAAAAGCAAACTCACCCCACAGCAATGGGAAGATATTAAAAGACGGCATATCATCAATGGAGAATCCGTAAACTCGCTCGCTAAAGAGTACGGAATTGACGAAGGTACAATCAGAAGTTATCTAAAGAAATCAGCAACTTCCAACAATAATTCCGATTCTTCGGAAAATAATATTCCGAATAATTCCGAAAAAGCAAATCAGGGCAGAAAAGAAGCAATACAAAACAAAGCCTTACAGATTATTCGTGATTTATCCGAATCGGGATTACCCGAAGATGATGCAAAAATCGCTCTCGAATTAGCGAATAACATCAACACAGTTAAGTCAAAACTCGTACAAGTGGCAGACAATAATTTGCACGTTGCATTGGAATTATCGAAGCTCGCTAAGAATGGCGTTGCTAAGATTGGTATTGAAAATGGAATAGACATTGAAATGTTGATGCAATTGTCTAGGATAGTACAAGTCACAAACCAAGCAAGCCATCTCGGTAATGAAATTAACAAAGCAAGCAAAGCTCCAGTTGAAGATAATGACGATCATAAAGTGGAAATTGTTGGAAGATTGCCTGTATGAAAACGGTAACGAATGTTGATTTACATTCGGGTCAGCTTGATTTAATAATAGGCAGACAAAGATTAAATGCGGTTCGATGTGGTCGGCGATGGGGCAAGACTAAATTCTTAGTGGCATTGGCTGTATCTTATTCAACTGAAGGTTTTAACGTAGGCATTTTCGCACCTGAACACAAACAGCTTCAAGAGATATGGGATGAAGTCAAAGATCGATTGCAACCTGTATTCTTATCAGGAAGTCGCAATGACGGCACAATCAAAACAACAACTGGCGGTAAGGTTGACTTTTGGACTTTGAATGATAATGAATTGGCTGGTCGTGGTCGTGAATATCATTATGTGCTGATTGATGAGGCATCATTTACCAAATCGCCTCAAATGTTGGATATATGGCGCAAATCAATTAAACCTACGATGCTAACGACCAAAGGTACTGCTTGGGTATTCTCAACGCCAAATGGTACGGATGCAGAAAATTTCTTTTATGCGATATGTAATGACCCTGAGCTGGGATTTCATTCATTTCATGCTCCTACCTCAACAAATCCTTACGTTCCGCTAGATGAATTAGAAAAAGAACGGCAATCAAATCATCCGCTGATTTTCCAACAAGAGTTTTTAGCTGAATTTGTGGACTGGTCAGGCATTGCGTTTTTCTCATTGGAGAAAATGCTAATTGATGGAAAAGGCGCAGACTATCCGACAAAATGCGATGGCGTTTATGCTGTGATTGATACCGCAGTCAAAGGCGGTAAAGAAAACGATGGAACTGCGATTGTTTATGTGGCAATCAATAAGTTTTACGGAACACCTCTGATATTGCTTGATTATGATATTGTTCAAATTGACGGTGCAATGCTTGAATCTTGGATGCCAACTGTATTTCAGCGATTAGAACAGTTATCCGTTCAATGCGGTTCTCGCAATGGCGTGATTGGCACATTCATTGAAGATGCGGCGGCTGGTTCTATTCTATTGCAACAAGGCAGAACTCGCGGATGGAATACTCATTCTATTGACAGCAAACTAACGGCTGTTGGTAAAGATGAACGTGCAATTAGCGTTTCAGGACATTTCTATCAGGAAAAATTAAAGCTAAGTCAGTATGCTTACGACAAAGTTGTATCTTTTAAAGGCGCAACTAGAAATCATTTGCTAACACAAGTGACAGGTTTTAGAATAGGTGATAAAGATGCCCATAAAAGGGCTGATGACTTATTAGATGCTTTTGTGTATTCTATTGCAATCGGCGTTGGAGATAAGTACGGATATTAGGGGCAATTATGTCAGAAATCGTAATTAACAGTTCTTCCATTGGTTCACAGCTTATGAATGTATTGCAGGCTGGAGAAATAGAGCCTGGTACTGATGTGGGATATAACTTATGTAAGATGCTGTGGGAATATCACCCTCTCGGTGGGAAACTGGTTGAAAAGCCTGTCCGTTTAGCCCTTTCAAAACCTCGTATCATCACAATCGACAAACAGCCTAAAGAAATGCTTATTGAAGCATTTGAGAAAGAATGGGAAAAGCTAGGCGCAACTGCCCATATTCGTGACACGATGTTTTTAAAGCGCACTTATGGTGCATCCGCTATTGTTTACGGCGCAGATAAAATCCCAACAACTGACCCTATTGACCCCTGGGATTTGCCACATTTAAATTTATACTTTAACCAGCTAGACCCTTTAAACTTGGCAGGTTCGATTGTTACTAACCAAAACCCAAATGCGCCTGACTTTCAAAAGCCTTTAACTTATACCACAGCCGCAGGTCAGCCATATCATCCAAGCAGAAGCGTTGTTGTATTTAATGGAACGCCTATTTACTTATCATTTCAGTCAAGTGCTTTTGGCTTTACAGGTCGCTCAGTATTCCAACGTGCTTTATATCCATTGAAATCATTTATTCAATCAATGGTTACTGATGACCTTGTAACATTTAAAGCTGGTTTATTGATTTCTAAACAAAAGCCAGCAGGTTCAATCGTTAACAAGATGATGGAATCAGTTGCAGGCATTAAACGGTCTTACTTGCAACAAGGCGTAACAGGCAACGTGCTTTCAATTGACATTGATGAATCAATAGAAGCAATTAACTTGCAAAACACAGATACAGCGATGACAACTGCAAGAGATAACATCATTGCGAATATTGCCGCCGCTTCTGACGTTCCAGCATTACTTTTGAAGGATGAAGCCTTTACTCAAGGATTTGGTGAAGGCTCTGAGGATGCCAAAGCGATTGTGCAATATGTAAATGGCATTCGTGAAGAAATGCACAGCCTTTACGCATTCTTTGACAAGATCGTAATGCACAGAGCATGGAATGAAGAATTTTATGAATCAGTAAAAGCCGCTTATCCTGATGTTTATGCAAATAAGAGCTATAAGCAAGCATTTTATGAGTGGAAGAATTCATTTAAACCTGAATGGGAAAGCCTTATTGAAGAACCTGAATCAGAGCGTGTTAAGGTTGAAGAAACCAAGCTCAAAGGCATTACTGAAGTATTACGCACAATATTGCCAGTTGTTGACCCACAAAACAGAGCATTGGCTATTCAATGGGCGCAAGACAATCTCAATGAGATGCCTGACTTATTCCAAAGCACTTTGACATTGGATGCTGATTTGATTTCAGAGTATGAACCGCCTGAAGCGGCTATGCCTGAAGAAAAGATGCCTCGCGGTGATGCAATGATGAGCAGATTTGATTCTTACAATGATGCTGATTTTGTAGAATCAGATCATCCTAGAGGTCATGACGGTCAATTTATATCCGCTGGTGGGGGTAGCGCATCGCAATCGGGAAAGCCTACGGCGGCAATGTACGCTCAATCAACGGCAAAACCTCACAACATTCCAAAAACGCTACCAGCAAAAAAAGAAAAATTTTATGAAAGACATTTAGAAGACTCTTTGCATGAGAAAGATATACAACGCCTTCCAAAAGATAAGCGTGAACAGTTCAAGCAAATGTATGAAACTGCCGCAATGAACAAAGACTTTTTTGACAAATCAAATGCTGAAATAGCAAAAGAACTTGGTGGGAAAGCGGCTGTTGTTACATTGAAAGGTTCAGAACGTGCTGTTGATAAGATTACCAAATCTTACAACAACGACCCAAGCAAGATTAAAGATTTGCTAAGAACTACGATTTCAATCAAATCAACCAAAGATGTCAACAAGACGATTACTAAACTTGTTGCTAAGTTTGGCGAACCTGAAAAGCATCGTGATTTGCTTGATAATTCAAAAGATTCATTGGGCGGTTCAGGTTATCGTGATGTAAACATGGTATTTAAGGTAAACGGTTCTTACGCTGAAGTTCAGATCAACTTGCCTCAAATGCTTAAAGCAAAAGACAAATGTCATAAATATTATGAAATTGTCCGAAAAGTTGTAGAAGATGCCGAAAGCGAGAATCGCGATCTAACCAAAGAAGAATCAATGCAAGTTGATTTTTATAATGCCAAGCAGAAAGAAATATACGAAGCCGCTTGGCAAGATATTTTAAAAAATCATTCTTGATTCACTAACTTCTCAAAATCTTTAGCATCTAAAGGTACGGTGAACTCGCCATCCAGTTTAAATGGTTTGGGTTCACCATTATTCCAAATAGCCGTCATAGGTATTCCATTGCCAGCATTAATGCTAATTGGCAATTCATCTTCCACTAGCAATAAAAATCTAGCATTTTCGTTAATTTCATATTTTCCGATTTTCATGGGTACTCTCCTTAGTTAAAACATTCTAGCATACAAATCAAAGTAAAAAAAATGATATTTTTTCAATAAAATGCTTGTATTGTATTCTTATTAAGTATAATATGTAGGTGTGGTGATTAACTTTTGGGAGATAGCGAAATGAACAAAATCGAATTTTTCAATTATGTTTTTGGATTTTATGGCGTTGGTGGTTTGTATGGAATGAACTATAACGAAGCTCAAATTTTAGCGGCAATTGAAATTGTGAGATTAAGCAATCGTTTCGGTGTTGAATTTTTCGGAGATAGTTTAGATCGTGAACACGTTTTGGTAGTTTTGGAAGAAAACTTTGTTGCGGAAGGGGCTTAAAATGAAATTAACAACTGAACAACGTGGAAAAATTATTGGGGCAATTTGTTTTGAATTGCAAATTAAATCAGATCAACTTAATGAAAATAAAAATTTTAATAATTTTGATTACGGAGATACTTTTTTTGCTTTAGCTTTTAAATCAGATAAAGAATTAAAAAGAATTGCTGATCTTTGTTTAATTGATATAAATAATTATGGGGCTTAAAAATGTTAATCGAACAATTCATTGAAAATCCAATTATTCAAAAAACTAATTCATCTTTTGGAAATTATGCAATTTATATTTCTAATGCAACTATTAAATTTTTTATGAAAAAAAAGCAGGCAGAAGAATATTTAGAACAATACTTAAAATACATTAATGATGAAGGAGCTTAAAAATGGAATATGCAATCGGAACTCAATATAAAACTCGCGGCAAATTTTCACGCCTTTGTACCGTTACTGAAATTTTAAAAACATACAATTCTAAAGGTGAGCTGGTAAAAACACGTTATATATCTGAGCATGAATTTTTAGGTCAAATTGTGGTTGATCATGATGTAATAGAAACAACTATTACAATGGGAATTTGGGAACTTGAAAAAAATTAAAATAAATTGAAAAAATAGGTTGTTTTTTATTCTTAATTAGAATAATATATCAATGTAGTGATTAATTAATTTTTGAAGATTACGAAAAAGGAGATTGAAATGGAAAAGAAAATAAGTGACCACGCCGCCGCCGCAAAAATGATTCGCCAATACATGAAAGCGAATGGCTTTGTTGGTCGTGTTAATGCTGAAGCGTACAGCATGGGAAGTAGCGTTCGTATTTATGTTCAAGACTTGCCACCAGCTCGCGCAAAACAGTTAGAAGATTATGCAGGTCAATTCGAGTATGGTCGTTTTGATGGAATGCAAGATTTGTATGAATACAATAATGTTCGCAAAGACATTCCGCAAGTTAAGTATGTTTTTGTGAATAATGAAATGAGTGCTGAGATGCGTCAAAAAATTTGGGATTTTGTAAAAGTATATTTCAATGGCTTAGAAGGTGCGCCTGAAAATGCTGAAGATGCTGGAAATTATCGTGTGCAAAATTTTGGGATTTACGGTAATCAATTGATTTACCAAGCATTCAAAGGCGGTTACATGAAAGAATACTTTTGGAACTTTGTAAACGATGTAGAAAAGAAAGTTGCTTAAGAAACTGCCCCGAAAGGGGCTTTTGATTGGAAATAAAATGTTTTTGGAAAGAGTTTACGATTTTGCAGAAATGAAACATCATCGTCAAGTGCGTAAAGATGCTGATGCAACACCTTATATTGCTCACCCTTTGCGTGTTTTCTATTTGTTATTGAATGCTGAAGTTGAAGATGAAAAAATTTTGGCTGGTGCTTTGTTGCATGATGTTTTAGAAGATACAAGCGCAACTTATCAAGAGATTGTTGATTTGTTTGGTGAGCAGATTGCCAACATTGTGCAAGAAGTAAGTGAAGATCAGTTATTGCCAAAAATAGAACGCCGTAAAGAACAGGTCAGGAAAGCTGGTTTAATAAGCTATGGCGCATGTTTAATTAAGTTGGCAGATAAGATAGCCAATATGGAAGATATTGCGAATAGACCGCCTGTTGAATGGAATAGAGCTAGAAAAATTGAATACTATGAGTTTGCCTTTGAAATGTTTAAAGCATTAAATATTCAAAATGCTTATTTGGCTGATCGATTTATTGAAATCTATGGAAACAAGGATGCGTTGATATGAAAAAAATATATGCGCTATTAGATGAAGAAGGCAATCCAGTTAGATATTTTAATTATCCTGCGGAAGGAACTGTAGAAATCAAAGTTTCGAAAATGACATTTGAACAATTGATTAAAAAATTTGGGGAGTGTTTATTATGAACAAAAATAAATTATTAAAAATCGTAATCGTATTATTTTGTTTTTTTATTGCTGGATGTGTAAATTATGAATCTAAATGTGTAGATGGAAAAGTATATGCTCGCTACGATACAAATCAACAATTTGTTAAAGAGTATGGATTGGAGTGTGTAAATGACACCACAAACTAAAGAAGCATTAAAGATGGCACAAGAAGTTTTGAATTTATATTGCGAACAGCTAAATAGCACTTTTGCTAATGATGCACTTAAAGCCATTGACAAAGCACTAGAACAACCAGC